CCCCCCTCGAAAGGAGAGAAAGCACCCACTAGATGTAAGATCCGTTTCAGGGACAGCGCTGCCTCGAAAGAGAACGCTGTGACAAAGGAATTAAGTACAGGTGGTCCTGCACAACCCCCTCCGTTACCGGAGGAGGTGCCATTGCCATCTTACTTGCACGCTTCTAGGGAGCGTGACTCGGTCCGGCTCCCGCCCAGCTGCGCCACAAACATGGCGTAAAAGGCGGGGCCAGCTGTCCAAAGTGGTCGATAGAGTAACTGGCTGTAAAGCCAGTACTCTCACTTTGTACAGTTGGAGTTGGGTGGACCAGGTAACTCGGAATCCGGCACGGGTGTTACCCGCGACGGCATCCGCAACCGAATCCACGCTAATGCAAGGGTATCCAGCACGACGAGTGCCGTAAGGCAAAGGCCCCACAGTTCGTCGAACGAGATCCCTGACATAAGCAGCTGTTGCATCGTAACCTCTCTCTGCCAACGAATTGGCATAGGCTGAGTAACTAGCGTAACAGCTCCCGGAACGAGGGTTCGATGACCAAACGGTGGACATCTTGAGAGGAGTGACATCGACGCCGTTGAAAGCGTCCATGCCACAAGACTCGCGAAAGCCACCATTAGAGCAGCACTTTTGAGTATTGACCGCAAGGCCAAAGCTTTCCAAGTACTGCACGACCTTGTCGAAACATACAGTGGGAACGATAATATCGTCCCCATATACGTAGACAAGATCAGCGACTTCACTGTAACCCCAGCCGAAATGGTCGGACACAGCGACAGTGGAGATCACCCAAAAAATAAGCGCTTCGACGGAAAAGCAAACTGCTGATCCCATCGGTGCATATTTTAGGAGTGTCACCTCTTCCCCAGAGGGAAGAATAGTGCTGTGCGATCGAACTGCCATGAAATACCGTACCAGGTCCTCCGGAAGGAGAGCCTGCACGACCTTCATTGACAGCAGATCAGACGCGTCTTTCAAGTCAAGGGTACAATAGGCCCTATTCCTCGATGAATCGAGGGCTAGAGTCCTATTGACCGTTTGATCTTGAAAATTGATACGGCCTTTAGTGAGTTTTGCACTCTCTAAATGACGCACCAAGGCCTTGTTTAATCCCTGTTGAATCCACTGGTATTCCAGAGGTTCTTTAGAGATTAAACGCGGACCACGAGAATCCTTGGGAACAAGAACTACTTCGGCGCGACCCACGCTTTCGCGTGATAACGCCTTATACCACTTGATCCTATCTAGGAGCTCGGCTGACCACCCCACCATGAAGTAATCATAGTAGGGGTAGACAGAATGAATGCCAGAGTAGAGGCGGGAAAATTCCCACTTCTTATCTAGTTTTTCACCTGTCGATACAGCACCTGGTCCATGCCTAGGAAGAATGTCAACAGGGTTGAAACCCTGAAGGACGCGAGCAAGAAGATTCCGAAAGGGTTGTAAATCCTTAGGAAGTTCTTGCACACGGAGTTTCTCCTCGTTCTCCTTGAAACGGTCGATC